CCCGAGGTTAGAGCTACATCCCGAGCTTGCGCTGCAGAGTGGTGAGTAAGGTTGATCTCTTCCCGGTAACCCCATCTATAGGCAGCAAACCACGATGTTCTGTGGATACTGAGTATAGATTTGTACCCATAATACCATACAACCTGTTAAACAGGGGTAGGTATTTTGATACAAGAGCTGCTGATCTCTGGTCGAGATCAGGTAATTCGGAACTATCCCAAAAAACAGATAGAACCTTATTACTAGTAGGTTTATACTCATTCATAAAGAATGAATTAAACTTACGGTCATAGCTCATAAGGTAGGTACTTTCGTCATCACCAAACAAAGAGAGATATTTCTCATATCTTTCTGCGAGAGGGATGCCTTTTGGATTAAAACCGATACCACCAACAAAGTCGGGGATATCCCAAATGGCCTTAACAACTTTACGTTGTTTCGGACGAAGTAGTCGAAGAGAAGAACGACCAAGTAAACGCACTATATCAACAAAATTGTCGTCAGAAATATGACGCCACTTAAGTTGGGGTTCAACATGATCTGCAAAGATCAGTTTTCCACCAAACTCAGCCATTACTTTAGAAGTAATGGATTTTGCTTCAGATTTAGGGCACTTAAGTTCATCAAGACACTTAAGATACTTGGAAGCCAAACTATCGTTAAGGATAACTACATCATCACCAAGGACAAAAAAGTCATTGTTGAATTTATTATCGTTAAGATAATAGAGTAGAAGTCCATGAGTGAGAGCAAAAGAGCCAAATGATGGGTATAGACCCAAAGGTTGACCCTTTGTCCACTTGATAGTTGTATCTTGGAAAATCCAATCAGATTTTGATATGTCCTCAAAGAGGTCGATATATTGACCAGAGTTCACAAAAATAGATCTGAGAACTTCCAGTTGCAATGACAAAGGAAAATAGTCAGTTGCTCCTGATAAGTCGATACAATGGCAACGTTCACCGTTCTGCAAGTGTTGTTGAATCACAGGAAAAGCCTTTGCCTGATGATGAGTGCAATCCCATGGTAACTCAGAGAGTATATCATAGATAGCATCACCAAGAGGTTTCAAGGCAACCTGGTAAATACGATTAGGGTTAGCAACCGCCCTAAGCTTGAGACCAGGTTCTTGGATCAAACCAATTTTTCCAACTGCATCAATTCCGGTAGGTACAAAAGATAGTTGACCACGAGTCATAGTATTAAAACCACTAAAAACTTGTGTAAAAATGTCACTATACTTCTCCCTTAGGAAGCGACCAGTCTTAGTATTTTCAATGGTTTCCCACTGAAAATACCAATGTGTTTCCTCAGGAGCCGTTTTTCCATTAGAAAGTGGAACACGTTTCCCTGGGCTTGGTGTATAGCTTAAATAGCTGGGTTGATGATGTATTGCAATCATCGGCCCAACTACAGCTTGTGCAGCAAGAACAACACCAGATTTGATATTGTTAGAGATAACAATATCATCGGCTTGCACACCGTCGAGGAATTTTTTCAATTGAGAATCAGAAACCTCATGACGAATGTAACGGGTATATGACCTTAGAAGGGTTGAACATCCGAAGCGATGCTTCTTTTGTAAACCGAGGTTAAAGATACGATTTAGAACTCCACTGGGTAAACCAGTCTTGTTCTTTTTGTACCAAGAACCAACTAAAGTCTGAC